TCACCATCGAGGAAGACAACCTCACCCAGGAAATCCCGATGGTGATGGGCAGCGAGGACGAGCCCGCGCGCATGGCGCGGCACTGGCCCTGGATGAACATCTACCGCGTGTTCGACTACGGCTTCCATGACCCGGCGGTGTGCGTGTGGGTGATGGTGCTGCCGAACGGACGCTACATGCCGTTCCAAGAAGCGAGCTGGGTCCACAAGACGGCGCAGGAAATCATCCCCGACATCGAGCGCCTGTCCGAGGACATGAACATCCTGGGCACCATCGCGGACCCGACGCTGTGGAAAGGCGAGAAGGAGATGGGCCACTGCATGGCGCACATCTTCGAGGACGCCGGCATGCCGCTCACGGCTGGCATCAACGACCGCACCGCGAACGGCTTCGCCACCCAGGAGCTGCTGCAGAGCAGACTTAGCGATGGGTTGCCGGCTATGGTAATCTATGAGCCGGGATGCCCCACGCTGGTGAAAACGCTGCGCTCGATGCGCATCGACAAGAAACATCCCGGCCGTTTGGCCGACTCGAAAGTTGACCACATGCCCATCTCGTTGGGCTATCTCTCGATGGCGGCGCCGCCACCGACTCGCGTGCCGAAGCTGACACGCGAGCGTCCCTGGATGAAGACCACCCAGGGCAAAGCCTATGTGATGGGTTCGAACAACGTGCGCCGCCGCGCCAACTCGGTATACGATTCGCTCTGAGGACAACATGGATAACTACGCACCCGAACCGCTCGATGCCGAGAACACGCCAGCCGAGGGCACCAGTGTCGCCCCGGATGTCAGCGCGTCGGCACCGGACGCCAACGCTCAGCCCAAGTTGTTCCGAGCCCGCATCGCGCGCTCACGCAACTACAAACGCCAGCTCATCGAAGGTTGGCGCGAGAACATCGACCGGCGGCGCGGCAAGGTCTACGACAGCGACAGCGACGACGACCGAGTCGCCATCACCTACGACTGGAGCGCGACCAAGGACAAGCACGCGCAGCTGTTCAGCCAAGTCCCGCAGGTGCGCCTGAAGGCGAAGAAGAAGGCGTTCAAGGCTGCGATGCCGACGCTGGCGCGCAAGGTGAACGACGCGCTCGCCACGGGCGGGCTCGGCACGGCGATGAACGAGGTGATGCCCGACGTCATCAACGCCGCTGGGTTCGGCATGGTCAAGGTGGCCTACGAGTCGCGGCAGGAAATGCGCGACCTGCCGGAGAAAGAGACGACCGCACCGGCAGCGCCCGCCGAGATGGCGCCGCTCGACGCCGACGCGATGCAGGAACCCGGTGAGCCCGGCGCTCCCGTGGAAAACCAGGAGCCCGGCGAGGGACCGCAGGCGCCACCGGCACCACCGAAGGTCACGCCGACGCCGTATACCACGGCCAAGCGAATTATCATGTCCAGGGTAAGCCCGAGCGACGGGCTGTGGGACCTGACGTTCAGCGGCTCGAACTTCAACCGCTGCCCGTGGGTCGGAGAGACCGGGCGCATGCACTGGTCGCGCGCCTCGAAGGAGTTCAAGCTCAAGCCGAGCGAGAAGTCCACGGTCTGCGGCACGGGCGTGAAGTCGAGCTACGACCGGCTGACGAATGACGAGGAGCGGGACCGCTACGTCGAGACCGAGATGGTCGAATACGACGAGATTTTCTACTGGCGCTACCTGTTCCATGATGACGAAACCTCGTTCGAAGCCATCCAGCGCATGGTGTTTGTGCGTGGCAAGCAGGAGCCCGCCATCAACGAGCCGTGGAACGGACAGAAGCGGCTGGACGAAGTCACCGGCAAAGAGAAAGAGGACGGCACCGTCATCGTGGGCGCGTGCTTGTTCCCCATCCAGTTCCTCACGCTCACCTACCTGAGCGACGAAGCGATTCCGCCGTCCGACACCGCGATGGGCCGGCCGCAAGTCGAGGAGCTGATGCAGGGGCGGACCGACATGATGCTGCAGCGCCGGCACTCGCGGCCGATGCGCTGGTTCAACAACATCCTGGTCTCCCCGGAAATCGCGACCGCACTGATGCGCGGCACCTGGCAGGGGGCGATTCCGCTGAACGGCAGCGGCGACCGGGCGGTTGGCGAGATTGCTCGCGCCTCCTACCCGCAAGAGAACGACATGTTCGACCGTATCGCCAAGACGGAGCTGCAGCAGACGTGGGGGCTCAGCTCGCAGGGCAACGGCGGCGGCTCGAACACGCAGATTCGCACCGCAGCGGAGGCGAACAACGCGCAGGCCAACATGACCACCCGCGTGAGCTTCGAGCGCGCCCAAGTCGCGCAGCTCGTGGCGAACGTGGGCCAGATTGTGGCCGGCTTGCTCTGCCTCTACGGCGACTGGGACGAGGAAGAGACCGCAGCGCTGGGCGACATGAGCCTGCTGCACCTCCCCGGCTACTACACCTACAACATCCGCACGGATGCCACGGTGCTGCTCGATTCGAACCAGCGCTACCAGCGGCTCGAACAGTGGTGGAACATGACAGCGAAGTCGGGCATGGTTGACCAGGAGGGCCCGCTCCAGGAGATGGCGTCCCTCATCGACGTGGACGAGGAATCGGTGAAGAACCCCGCGCCGAAACCGCCAGACCCGCCGAAGGTCACCTACTCGTTCAAGGGCGAGGACCTCGACAACCCGGTGGCCGTCGCCATCATGATTGCTTCCGGCACGCTGCCGAACGCGCAGGCTATCGAGGCCGCGAAGCAAGCCATCCTCAGCTCGAAGCAGCTGCCGGCGCCTCCGCCGCCACCCGGCATGCCGCCTGGTGGACCCGGTGGGCCAGCCGGCCCTGGCGGGCCGGGCGCTCCGCCGCCGCCTCCGGGACCAGGGGCACCCCCGCCTCCGGGTCCGCCGGTCCCGCCGCCTCACGTGGCATCACCGCAGGTTGACCACCACCCGGAAATCGACATGGCCGGCAGGGTGAACAAGCGAATGCAGGACGGCAGGTAACACTGGCACGGGGCTTGCATGACACTGAAGTGTGGGTGGGCTGGATGTCCGGGGTTCCCGGCGTCCAAGCCCGCACCGATTCCGCCGCCCCTTCCTTGTGACTGCGGGCGCGCACCAAAGGCCAAACATGGGTAAATCAATCTTCGCGTCGAAAACGTTCTGGGTCAACGTGTTGGGCGGCATTGCCTCGGGCAGCGCGCTCGCCACCGGTTACCTCCCGCCCAAGTATGCCCCGGCTGTCGTCTCTGCCGGCGCCATTGCGAACATCCTCCTGCGGTTCGCGACCAACCAGCCCATCCAGTAAGCGAAGGGACTCCACCGTGAAGATGGTTGACGCTCGATGCCGCGTGTGCGCGGTAGTTCGGAAAGACACCCTTCAGAAAGACGGCGGCTCCATCGCTTCGTGCGCGTCCTGCGGCGGCGAGATGGAGCGCATCTTCCAGATGGCCGGCGAGAAGACCTCGGACGTCCATGTGGACAGCATCCCCGGCGGGCTCTACATCAAGCACGGGCTTTGCAACGAGGACGGCACCCCGCGCCGCTACGACTCCTACTCCGAGATTCGGCGCGAGGAGGAGAGACGCGGGCTCATCCCCTACGTCACACACGAGGTAGACCCGGCGAGCGGCAGCGACAAGAACCCATACACGCAACGGTTCATCGGTTTGCCGGCCTCGCTGACGCCCGAAGACGAAGCTCGGCGCATCGCGGCCTGGCACGAGCACGAGAAAGCGGAAGGCTTCGCGCCGCCCAAGCCGGCGGAGAAGCAGCGCGGTATCAGCGTCGGCGCGCACCGCGACCCGAAGGGTGAGACCAAGGAAATCATCAAGGCACACATATGAGCGACAGCACGAACCCCAATCTCCCGAGCAACATCCCGGCCAACTCGAACAGCATCCTCAACGGGGCCACAGACCCCACACCACAAGCCGGCGAGAAGGGCAGCAAGTGGCGGGCCCTGGTCTCCTGGCTGAAAGGATTCGGCAAGTGAACGAGATTATTCGCAGCCTCACCACGCACCACGACGGACACGGGCTCAACGAATCCATCAGCATCGGAACGGATGCCCCAGATGGTAGTGGCGCCGCGCACTTCTATATCTTGAGCATCGACGGCGAGACCATCGCAACCATCCAGTTCCAAAAGGGCCCGCGCAATGTCGAGGGCTCGCTGCCCGGTGCGACCGAAGCAGCGCTCTACGCCATCCTCATCGACCGACTCGATGGGTTCCAGAGGGGGCCGTATCCGTCGAAAGAAGGCGCGATGCAGCTCACCAAACTGCAGGAATGCAAAATGTGGGCACGCGAGCGCGCCGACGAACGGGCGAAGCGCGGCGTCCTGGGGACAAACAACAAATGATAAAGCTCACCGACGCACTCGACACCGCTGACCCGATTCCGCAGCCACAGAAGACCGAGCCGGTCGAGGTGTGGACGTTCGTGTTCCAGAACGGCGGCAGCGCCGTCTACCCGATTCGCACCGACCGCAACGAGAAAGCGCTCATGGTGCAGAACCCCATCGACAAGTCGCTCGTGGAAATCCGCCTGGTGTTCCGAGACGACACCACCAACGAGCCTATCTCCACCATCAGCTTCATCGTCGCCAATCTCCAGTCGTGGGCTATGGACAAAGGGAACATCCCGGTCTACGCCGCTGGCGAGGACCCGGTGTCGCAGGAACTGAAGCGCACGCAAGGCGTCCGCGAGCAGCGCGCTGCTGCCTGGGAGAAAATCGCCAAGGCGCGAGAAGAGGAGTTTGCCCGAGAGCTAGCCGACGCCGAGAAGTAATCGTCCACCCCGCACGCCACCTCGTAACGGAGCATCACGCACATGGCCTTTGAAGACACCGTAGACCTCATCAAGGCATCGCTAGCCAACGCTGGCGATGACGCACCCGCCGACGACGCCGACCTTCCCGCAGCGGACGAGCTTGGCGAACCCATCGAAGACGCACCCGAAGAAATCCCCGAAGAGGAGCCCGTCGCAGACGAGCCCGTAGTCGAGGAAGAACCCGTGGTCGAGGAACCGGCCGTCGAACCGGTCGCAGAAGTCGAGCCGCCGGTCGCAGAGAAACCGGTCAAGGAACCGGCCAAAGAGGACGTGGACGAACTCGCCGGCATCGCGGCGAAGGACTCACGCGGACGTGAGAACCGCATCCCCTACTCGGCGGTTGTGCGCATCAACAAGAACGCGGTGAAGAAGGCAACAGATGTGTTGTCCACCCAGTTCGCCACCGAGAAGGCGGAGCTGGTCAAGGTCAACGCCGCCTACAAGGAAACGCTGGAGAACGTGGGTGTCACCGAGAAAATCATGTTCGGGGAGCAGGGCAAGTTCCTGAGCATGCTCATCGAGGCCATTCCCGGCTACCGTGAGATACTCGGACCGCACGTCGAGCGCAACGCCGAGGGCCACGTCATCGGCATCAAGGCGGGCGCGGCGCCGGCTGCGGTGCTCGACCCCACCGACCCCGAGCCCAAGCCCGACGTGAACGAGAACGGGCAAATCGGGTATTCGCCCGAGCAGTTCACGAAGCTCCGCCAGTGGGAGCGCCGCCAAGCTGTGGCGGAGGGCGTCCGTCTCGCGGAGGAGCGCATCGGCAAGACCTACAAGCCGGTGCTCGACGCCTACACGACCCACCAGAAGGCACGCGAAGCGGTCGCCGCCCGAGACAACGGCATCAACTCGCAGATTCAGGAGGCTTCGAAGTGGCCCGGCTGGGAGACCCACTGGAAGGAGACCCTGAAGGTGATGGACGCGGACTACCAGCTCCACCAGAAGGACCGGCAGTATGCGTTCCCGGACATCAAGTCAGCCTACCTCCATGTGCTGAACGCCAAGGCGACCAAGCAAGCGGAAACAACCGCCCAGATGGAAGCCCGTATCGCCAAGGAGACACAGGAGCGCCTGCGTCGGGCTCCGAAATCCACCTCGGCGTCGAGTGTGGCGAGCGGCGCCGGCATCGAGCGCGAGGCGCCGGCTGACACCGGCACGCAGAGCACGGCCGACCTCGTCAGAGCGGCCATCAAGAAAGGGCGGGCGTAATGCCCCTCTACTCCTTCAAGTGCGCGGGCTGCGGGAGGACGGAAGACGTCCCCCTGCGGCTCGCGGAGATGAACGACCCCCGCCAGCACCCCCACTGCCCGAGCTGCCCCCACTACGGGCGCATGCAACGGGTAGCCACCAGCGCCTCCCTTTCGTTCAAGGGCGCCGGCTGGACCCCGAAACACTACTAAAACCCCCTCGGAAGAGGGGTTTTGATGTCATTGTCCTCACCTAGTGTCAATCGTTTGACACCTGGTGGGGACATCGCGTAGACTTGGTCTAGCTATTCGGCACCCTTCCTTGGGTTCTGATGTGCGGCTAGACAGCTGAGCCCTCCGGGAACGTCCGGTTCCCACCAGCCCGCGCCCCTTTAAGGCGTGCCCACCGTCAACAGCCGCGCAATTTCGCCCCGGCCTCGGCGTAAACCAGGCATTTCACGGGAACAGTCCACCGTCAACGGACTATAACTCGAATCTGCTCAACGGTTTACGAACATGACACCCAGCATCTCTCAGATTCTGTCATCCAGCTACCCGGCTGTGGTGGCGAACAAAAAGCGGCCCGAGAATCAGTGGGCCGAGTCGAGCTTCATGCGTGCGCTTCAGTCGCTCGGCATGATTGTCTCCAAGAACCTCGGACCGACCATCGAGGCTCCGTTCGATTGGCGCCGGAACACGACCGCAGCCGTCCTCGGCGCGACGGAACTGACGGCCGGCACCCTCACCACGAAGACCGACGTCATCAGCACCGCGAGCTACGTTGTGGCTCAGGTTCGTGAACTGGTCATCTGGTCGAAGGGCGACGACGCGAAGAACCCCGAAGAGAACCAGAAGGTGGACCTCGTTGCGAGCTTGCTCGACAACGCGATTCAGTCGCACGACGACCTCCTGGAAGCGACCCTGTTCGTGACGTCCAGCGCGGGCGGCGACGAACTCATCGGGCTCGACAACATGGTTTCGTCGGACGGTCTCGGGACCATCGGCGGAGTCGTGAGCAACACCGACACGTTCTGGCGCTCGAAGGTGGACGGCTACACCAACGGCGACGACCTGGAAGCTGGCCTCGAATCCCTGTGGGTTCGTTGCGAGAAGGGCACCGGTTCGCCCCTCCGTCCGAAGCTGCTCGTCAGCGACGGCGGCACCCAGGCTCTGTTCGCCTCGACGCAACAGTCGCAACAGCGCTACATCGACAGCCAGGAGCTGAAGGCGTCGTTCAAGAGCATCGCGTTCAAGACCGCCATGTGGGTCTACTCGCAGTACGGCACGCCCGACGTGGTCATGCTGAACGACAAAGCCTACAACGTCGTCGTGTCCAAGGAATACTTCCGCAAAAAGGGCCAGACGATGGAGCAGCAGGCGTCGGAAGGGTTCGTGTTCAAGATTTACTCGGCCCTCCAGGCCATCACGAACAACCGCTCGCGCCTCGGCCGCTTGGTCAAGGGCTAACACTCACACCCGGCTGGACACCGTCCCCCAGCCGGGTCTCTTCGCACTAGGGACGTAAATCTCGAAGAAGGAAATCATCATGTCAACCCCGAATCTCCGCCGATGGGCAGCGCAACAGACGTGCGACGGCACGAACGCGGCGTTCACCATCAAAGCGGCCGACTCCGCGACCGACTACGTCTACGTGACGAAGGTTGCACTGGCCGTTCTCACGCACGCGAACGCCAAGCTCACCTCGTTCATCGACAGCACGCCGACCTCCTACTTCGGGTTCAGCGACCTGACGGTGGCGGCGGGTGCGAGCCAGGGCGGGACCATCAACTGGGACTTCGGCCGGCGCGGGATTCGTCTCGCCATCGGAAAGTCGTTCCAGATTCACGGCGA